GTGTATAAACCGTTGGCAAACTTGCTCATGTTAAGATATTTCTTGATGCATAAACATTAGGGGTAGTAACATTGCCGACTCCTAGTAAAGTTGCATTGCTTCTGATGTCATTAAGATAAAAAGCAACAGTTGATGTTACTTGCATGGCATTTTGTCCTTTCATTTCTTCTAATAACGTCAAAACTGGAATGCCACTGGTTTCGCTTACTTGAAACAAACTTGTTGCAAATTGGGATGCTGACTCCTTTGTTGCAAAAATACTAGCAAAAAATGAATAAACTATATCGTAAAGATTAGCATCTACGTCAATTGAAAAATTATAAAAAGTATCAAAAATTTTAATTGTTTTATCAGTATTTGGATTGGCTAAATTAACTGTTGGTACTTCCATTATAAATTGCCCCTTGGCGGAGTATTGAATGCAGTGGCACTTGATCTCTTCGGTTCATTGGTTTGACCAGCTGTTGGATCATTTTGTCCTGGCGATTTAGGAAAGAAAAAGTCTGCGTTTTGTCCTGGATTTCTAATAATATCTTGTAGCACAGCTCTTCCTTCGTTACGAATAATACTTTGTAAATTTTTATCTTTAAATGTTCCGTATGTAGCGCCTGCTCTTTGTACTGCGCCTATAATATCTCCTGCTTGTAAATCAGTAATTGTGCCAGCAATTTGATCAATCAAACCTCCAACACCAAGAATAGACTGTGCTCCTGGGCGTGTTAATGGGCTTGCTTCAGTGTCATAGCGTGAAGGATCAGCAAAACCATGCGCATTTTGATCTGGATAAGTGCCACTTAAAACTCCACTGTAATATTTTACAGACTCGTATCGAATTATCATACGATTTTCCATAGTCCCGCCCGATTCTGTATAATTGTAGGTATCATGGTTAAAACTTGTTATTAAAGGATTTATTAACACATATGCGACGAAATTATGTTGGTTAAATCCATAAATGGTTATATCATTGAAAAATCTTGGTTTACCACCTGATGGCACAGCACCTGTTCCGTCTGTATAGCTTTCACCTATGTATCCCCAATCATTCTGTTCAGTAAAAGGAAGATATGTGTCTCTTTCATTATACAGACCTTTATCTGTGCTCTGATTACCTAAACTTCCAGAGCTTCCGTTAAAGGCAGGTACATCTCGGTATCCTTTAGTAGGATCTTTGTAATAGTAGCTAAAATAATTATACCACATTTGCCGAATTAAATCACTACCATCGTCATGAAGTCTAATGGTAACAGGATCATAATTCACTCCAGTCTGTACAAGTCTTTTTCTGTTATATTGATTTTGTATATCAACATCAAAACTGAATTGAGGTAGATCTACACTTTTTGCCATCAATCCAATATCGCTTACGTCATTTTTAGACAAGATTTCATTGAGCCGTGGAATGCCAGTGGTGTTTAAGTTAAATCTAGTATAATAAAGAAACTTAAGACGGGGTGCCAGCTCATAACCGCCATCGCGGAAAGTTTTGCTGGCATGCGTGTAGTCCTTTAGATAATCATTTCCAAAGAACCCTTTGAGAAAGTTATTGCCAAATGACACAGTATTATCCTGTGATCACGTCACCCACGGTTCTACCAACTGTAGCACCAACACCGCTACCAATTGGTGTCTGAATTGCATTATCAAAACGCATAGTTAATTGCATGGTCACTGGATCATTTACATTGTAGTCAAGATTACCGTAATCTACCTGCTGTAAGAAACATCCGTATAGTTCCCAAGTTTCTAACACAGTTGGTGTGCTTGCTCCGTTACCACCATCTAACACTTCGCAACGTGTGATAAACTTATAATCAATACCACTTGCAGCACTTGCTTGTTCTACAAAGTCCAATTGCTTTTGTAATTGCTCGCCTATTAGTTTTGACACTTCTCCGCCTGCATCGTCGCGAAGGTTAACTGTACATGCTTGCCACTCATGTTTACCTGCTAGATAAACACGACTGTTATACACTGGAATCTCAATTTCCTGGAAACTTACCTGTGGACGTGTAAAGTCCATAACTTGTTTTGTCAGTTCTGAACGTGGAGTACTGACACCTAAATTTTCAAATACCACCCTAAAGCGATACTTTAGTTTTGGCATTAACAGACCTTGGGTAGGACTACTTTGATCACTCGCCAATGGTACTGTCATTCTTGTTAATGATGATACGGCCATCTCTTTCTCCTATTGTAACTTTATTTATCAGAAAACGGAACCAAAAAAATAGGGCCGAAGCCCTATTTTATTTTTTGTTAAGTTACACTGGATTTGAGCTTGCAACTTCACCAGCTGCAATGTCACCTGTGTTCTTAATACGAACTGGAATGTAAATAAATTCAACTGCCTTAACTGGCTCAATTGCAATATCAACATATAGCTCGTTACGATCAATTCTTGCAGGTGTGTTATTACTTTCGTCACACACTACCAAATAATCGTAAATACCGCGTTTTGCAACCAAATCATTTAACAATCCTTGAATTGAACCTTTGATCTCATCGCGGGTGAGTTGATCGTTTGGTTCGAACACAAAGTTTTTACCAATAACTTCTAAGCGTCCACGAATGAATGCAATCAGTCGAGCCACGTTAATACGATCAAGTGCTCCAGTAGTTGGAGACGTGGTCTTGTTACCATAGTTGGTAATACCTACTCCAGGCAAGAATGTTATTGGGTTGATATTGTTTTCATACAATGTGTCACGTAATCCTTGCCGGATTGCAGTTGAAACAAATTCACCTGTAGATGCATTAACATATCCAAGTGTTGATGCATTATCAACAGTACCTCGACGTGTGCCTGCAGGCGCTAACCACGGAAACGCAACATCATCATTGCGAACAATAGTTCTAAGCATCATGTGACTAGGTGGTGCTACTACTGTGTTACCACTTAAGTCAGTTGTTTGACAACTTGGATAGAACACACCAAGATAAGCATCACTAGTGGTCAATCCATCTTCGTTTGTGGTTCCTTCGCCATCAGCATTTGTAGCCCAATTTATAATAGCTGTTGATGTGTCTGCCAAACGCATAGGCGTATCCCCAACAATAAATGCTGTATTATTACGCTCATTGTTTAGTGCAACCATGTTCGGGATCAATTCTGGATAGTTCGGAGCGGCAATTAAATTAAAGGTTCTCTGTTCCTCTCTCAAGTCTTGATTCGCATCAATACCTGCTTTCATTGCAGCTACAATAATAGCACGTTGTGCTTTACGTCCCATATACGGTGATCCGTCATTTTGCAAACCACTTGCTGTTACCCAAGCATCCTTCTGTGTCGGAAGTGTATCATCTGGATAATCAGTTGCATTGAAGTAGTTAACCTGGAAACTTTTAACATTGAATCCGCTACGACGTAGGTTGAATAACAACATACCTTCCGGATACAAGCTCGGATCTGGCCTGTCAATATCAACATAGTTGCTGGTTAGCAAACTCTTGGTTGTTGGAATAGCGTCTGTGATTGGATCTGTTGTTCCGTTTCCAGCCCAACGAGCATCTGCAAATAGTATCCCATCCTGTGTAGTTTGATCTGCATTATCTATTAGGACCCACTGATCGACACTACTTACGCTTTGCCAACGATATAGTTTTGGCCAGTTTTCAAGGTCACTGCTATCTAACCAAAGATCACCATATACAAGTGCGCTTTCAGAACTATCATTTTGTGTAGTTGGTGCGGTTGCAGCAATAATTACGCCATTTGCGTTAGTTCCGCTTAGGTCATAACCACGAGCATCATTGGTCACGTTTTGATAACCTTTCCAAGAACCACCACTTTGTATCATAATATCAACTTGGTCGGTTGCACTGTAGTACCAATATGTACCTTCAGCTGGATCAAGACTTGGTGCAGTACTGTTAGCTGTGTAGCTGTCTGAACCACCGAGCGCAATCCAGTTACTTAGTATTAAGTCACTGTCGTTGCCAGCTCTAACACCTGTTACTGTTGAGTTAAAGCCTGCGTCTGCAACTGGAGTGCCTGATGTATCTTTGAGTACAATTACACCGCCAAGCGTATGCTGGATGGTGATTGCTCCTGTTGATGTAACGCTAGCTGTTGTATTAGCAACGTTTGCCGCAGTAAATGCTTCAACAAAGTCAGCCGCGGTTGTGCCACCTAGTGTTGCTGTAACAGCAGTTGTAAGTGTTGTGCTGTTCTTAGCACTTGCTTGAATTGTAAAAGTTTCTGTACTTACAAAAGTAGGTGTAGTATCATCACCAGTAATACTGGTTGCACCTGTGCCATTCCGTTCAAAAATCTTAAGTGTTAGTGTATCATTTTCACTTACATCATACTGAGCATAAGTTGATTCAGCAGCAATATTTGCACCGCCGCCCGAAGGATCAAGATTTTTATTCGCACTTTGATCGTTCTCGTAAATTGGACAAGCCTGCTCAACAAATAAACCAAGAGTAGAATCATACTGGTTAACACTCAAATCTGCACCCAAATTCACTGAAGTTGTTTTGCCCCAAACGCTTCCGGTTGGATGTGGTTCACTATCAGTTGTGCGCCATGCTGGTACGGTATAGTGAGGGCTTTGTTGAACAAATGGAGCATAGTAAATACGTGGAGTAATACCTACGTCAGTTAAGATAGTTCCGGTACCGGCTGCGATATCACAAATACCATTACCGCTATCAGTTGAACCATCGTTGCTTGCATTACCATTTAAGTAAATGTTTAACTTGTTGCTAACTGCTTTTGCATACACGCCAGTGATAGCCGCATCGTTGATGTCAATTGCTAGGCTTGCCACTGTTGTACCTGTTGCAGTGACTTCAGTATCGTTAAGGAAAATACTGTGTCCAGCTGTAATTGTTGGACTTGAAACTGTACCAGTTACTGTTGGCCAGCTTAATTTCCACGCATTGCTACCAATAAGTTGCCAACTATTTGCTGCAACCTGTTCAGTATCACCTGCGGTTGCAGTGGTTGTAAGTCCACCCGATTTAAAGTATCCAGGATTACTAGTATTTGTTGCTACAATAGCATAATCACCAATACTACCAATACTTGCTTTTGGTACACCGCCACTTAAATCATCTGTGCTTGTAATCACTGTAGGGACTTTGTTAGTAAATGCATTTGTTGTTGCACTCCATTCAAAGATACCCCAAAGTGTATTGCCTGTATCTAACCACCAAGTTCCATCATTTGGTGCCCCAGTTGGTCTAGTTAAACTTGCAGTAAGTTCAGTCAGGTCAACGT